AGGGAGTTTGATATGGGCGAGATATTGCCGAAATATGAACTTGGAGAAGTTGTTGCCATTGCGCAAAGTTATATGGATGTTGACCGATTCCATAGAAAAGGGAAAAATGCGGCTTACTTAGAATACTTGGATTCTATATTGCCTGAACTGAAATTATATCCCGGTTGGGGAAATAAGATGTTTGTGAAAGCCGACCTAATGCCCCACCATATCAAAATTACCGGGATCAAGGTTGAACGCCTACAGGACATTAGCGATGAAGATTGCTTGAAAGAGGGGATTATTCATGTGTCAACTTTTCTTGGACAAAAAATATATCATACCCCACATGTAAACGGATCTTACTTGTCAACGAACGTAGCCCAAGAAGCTTTTGCCTACTTGATAGACAAAGTATCCGGCAAAGGTACATGGGAAAGTAATCCGTTTGTATTTGCTTACGAGTTTGTGTTATTTGACTAAGGGAGGAATAGCCATGCCAATAAGCGAAGTATACAATATAGACCGAATGGATTTCTTAAAGAAATTCCCAGATAACTTTTTTGACTTGTTCATAGATGATCCACCATACGGAATTGGAGCGGATAATCCTTCGATCAAGCCCAATACAGTAAAACAGAATAATGGAAACATATTGCCTGTCAAACAATCCGTTTATCCGAAATCCGATTGGGATTCACGAGTTCCCCCTCCAGAATATTTCGATGAAGTAAAAAGGGTTAGCCGAAATCAGATAATATGGGGAGTAAACTACTTTAATTACGACTTTACCGGTGGACGCATTGTTTGGGATAAGCTAAATGGTGATACTGACCAATACGATTGTGAAATAGCTTACTGCAGTATGAATGACAGAACTGACCTTGTATATTGCATGTGGCGAGGCATGATTCAGGGAACCTATTGCGGAAAAGATTTATCTAAGGCAATTATCCAGCAAGGAAACAAAAAGTTGAATGAAAAGCGGATTCACCCCTGCCAAAAGCCTGTGATTCTATATGGATGGTTACTCAATCAATATGCTAACCCCGGTTATAAGATCGGTGATGCCCACATGGGTAGTCAAAGTAGCCGAATTGCAGCTTACAAGCTAGGATTCGATTACTGGGGATGTGAAAAAGACAAGTTCCATTTTAATGAAGGAAATTCACGTTTCCGTTATGAATGTCACGGAGAGATAAAAACGGGAAAAGGGACATTAGTACAAACAAGTCTGTTTGGCATATAGATTTAGTGTTATGGAAACAATAGAATTAATACTTAAAATTGCATTATTCATCCTCAATGTCACAACCGTTGCCATCATTGTAATTTTGATAGGTAAATGGCACAGACGCATGGAGGGCAAGCTGAATGACATCAAAAGTTATATTCAGCACGTAACTGATCGCAATGACATCGTATACATTAATCAGCTTGAAAATCTCAAAAGAGGGCTTATAAAGGCTGAACGTTACGAAGATGTAGAAAAGATAAGTAAATGTATTGAACAGGAATACAGTTATCTTAAAAGAAAAATGGAAGACAGAGAACAAATGATTGATCCTTTAAAATAGAAAGAGAGAACCAGCGAGCACGACCAAGCTTAATTCTCCCCAAATCTTACACGATTATGATGCAAATATACTATTTACTTTTAAAATAATCGTGTTATGGAGCTGGATTTTAATAAAATAATTCGTCTTAAAAAGATTCGTATCGAAAAATCAGAACTTTCAGAAGAAGAAAACGCTTTGACCGCCCCGATTTTGAAAGATAAAAGCCTTATTGGGGGTATCTATAAAGTTTTTGTTGAGTTGCTAAATGAGAAGGGATGTCCACCGAATATTGACAGTGTGACCCAACGGAAGAAGTTCATCTTCATCATCTTGTACTTGTTTTCTCCAAGCTCGCTTGCCGGTGGAAAAATGACAGCCGGATTACGTGAAGAAATGTCAAGAGTATTGGGGGTTCAGTCCAAGAGTACAATTTCCGACAACTGTGCAGATGTCGTGTTTCTGTATCAGAATTATGGGGATTTTAGTGGGGATATAGAGTATCTTTATACCGAAATCGTAAATCGGTTAAGAATCAAAGGGCTAATCAATTAATGAGCCGGGGCTTAGTGCTCCGGCTTTATTTTATCTAAATGTGCTTTAATAGAATAGAACAGTTTTAAAATGAAGTCATAGTTCGCCGCTAATTGGCGACTTTCGTAATAGTATCTCCATTTAATAAAATGGTCTTTGTTCTCTGATAATGCTTTATTGAAAGATTCTAACTCGTAAGAGGTACATTGTATTATGCTTTCTCGCATTTGTGAGCTTAATTCGTTGAATAATTCGTTTAGATAATGTCCATGAGAATGTTTGTTTTCAAAGACAAGTAGAGCCTTTAACCCTATTTCGCAAGCAAGTGAACTTAGTATAACATTTCCAATATAAAAACTTGCAATTGGTGTATCTGTAGCTCCCTTTCCATGCCTTTCTATAATATCGCAATATACATAAAAGGCATCTCTAACATTTTTAAATGATATGGTTATTTGCGGTTCATTCATTTGGTTTCATTTTCTTTTTTCGTTCCAACTCCCCCTTTCTGATAATGCAAATAGTATTCTCATAAGGTTCTTCCGTTTTTTGCCAGTAGTTCAGAAGTGACTGCCGGGCAATTCCGAGTTCTTGGCTTGAAAATACATCATAGATGGCAGCAGGTGAAGCAAAATATCTATGCTTACCAGTTGCTTTCATTTCTACGTGTATAACTCTTCTTTTATCTTCCTTTTCCATGATGCAAATATACTTATATAATTAGTATATGTTACATAAAATAATATATTTATATTTTATTAACTATATAAATAGTATTATCTGTTACATAATATACTATCTTTGCGTCATCAAAAACGAAGTAATAACAATTAAAAGATATACGATTATGAATACAAAAGAAATAGAAATAGGCTTGAGATATAGAGTGTCAGGTGATTTGGCTAATGGGCGCTATGCAGACGGTACGCCACGCATATCACACGATGATGTAGTAAGAGTAATAAAGCGAATTACAGATACACACGTGATTTTAGAATGTGGTCGTAGATTTATCATTAACGATAATCTTAAAATAGAGAAGTTCTAAGTTTAATCCGGTAGCCTTCGGGCTACCACAATACACACGATTATGGCAACATCAGTAATTAAACAAAAAACAATAGAAAAGTTCATCATGTCTGAATTTGTACAAGGCAACTTAAATACAAAAGAGCAAGTAAACTGTATGCTTATTCTGATTCAAAAGAAGTTGGATATGTCAATAGAGCAAGCGAGTGACTTTATAAGAAATGCAATTGGTATTAACGCTTAAATATACGATTATGACAAAACAAGAACTTGAAAACAACATGACTAAGGTAGCAGGCATACCGGTTGAAATAACAGTCAGAGGCAAACGCTCTTTTACTTTCTCTTTTGAGGGTAAAAATGAAACAGCAGCAAAGAAGATACAACAATACTTTGCACCTGTATCACTTGAATACGACTACGATGAAGAATGTGATCTGACTTGTTTATATATGAATCTTTAATAACACGATTATGAAAGTATACAACTCGAATAGCGTATTAATAGCAGAAGGTTACTTAGTACCCAATCCCAATTTCATCCCTAAAGGTGAATACAAAGAAACAGAACTGGACGAATATAAACGTAGTGTTGATTTTCTGATAACGAGTTGCGGCAACAAGTATGAAGTTATCTTCAACAAGCCTATTGCCCTCAAAGAAACACGCTCTATTAAGCGTATTGGCAGCAATGAGCGCTACGCATATCTCGTTACAGAAAAAGCCTTAGAGAGCCTGAAAAAGCAATATACGCACGCATGTGATTTTTGATACGAGCGTAGAAAGATTGAATGTAAAACTTTAAATATAGATTAGTTATGAACTCAATAAACAAAAACGGTTGCAGCGTATGCCAACCAGGTAAAGAGAATTACACTACCTACAACACCAAGTTGCGAGGTAAGAGAGTGAGAATGTACCAGTACGACTACCGTACTGAAAGTGAAGAACTGTTTTCTTGCTGCGCCTCTACCTTAGAGGCATGCAGAGAAAGACGTGATAAATGGCTTAGTTCACGACAATAAACCGATTGTCGTGTATAACGATTGAAGATATTTCATTATCTTTGGTTGTGGTAGTACCTTTGGGGTACTATCGCGGGTTAGAGCAGTGGGCAGCTCGTCACTTTGACTTGGTGAAGGTCAGCGGTTCGAATCCGTTACCCGCAACTACTTAATTATTAATTTAAAAGACACGATTATGAACATTCTTACATTAAGCATCAAACAGAAGTATTTCGATGAAATCTTGGCAGGCAAGAAAACCCACGAATACCGTGAAATCAGACCAACCAACGCTAAGAAGTATATCACTTACCTATGTGGCGGTAAAGAATATCCGGCTGATGCAGAACTGCCTGAAGAAGGTGAAGTAGAATTGAAGCCTATCAAGTACGATGCAATCAAGCTTCTGACAGGTGTATATACGGGTAAACGTCCTTATATTATCGTTGAAGTGAAAGCAGCAGAAGCAGTTATTCTTACAGATGAAAACGGTAATGATATTGTTTACAAGTATCAAGGCGAAGAGTATCTTGCCGCCCAGATGGATTATACTTTGGGCAAGATATTAGAAAAACATATAGATTGATTTGTTTAACTTTTAAAATTAGAAAGCAGAGTCGCAAGAAGAATTAACAGAGTAGCCGGACCTCGCAGAAATATGAATGGTGCAGGGGCAGGTGGTAGATTGGTTGCCAATCGTAGAGGTACAGCAAGTGCCACACAGTTAGGTTCACGTAGACAACGTTACGGTGATCTTCGTGTTTCATTTGGATTATCTGGTGGTTAGCTATGAATAAAGTCGAGCAAGCGAACCGATATATAGACCTCATTCGGGTAAAATCGAATGAGGCTTTACTGTTTTTATCACTCGGTAAAGACTCGCTTGTTCTGCTTGATTTAATCTATCCAAAGTTTGATCGGATCGTTTGTGTGTTTATGTACTTCGTCAAAGACTTGGAGCACATAAACCGATGGATTGGCTGGACTAAAGCCAAATATCCAAATATTGAGTTTGTGCAAGCGCCTCACTGGAATCTTACTTACATTCTTCGTGGCGGGTTGTATTGTGTCCCTAATCCAAAGGTGAAGCTGCTGAAACTTGCTGATGTGGTAAAAGCTATGCAACTTGCTCATGGAGTTTATTACACGTTCTTGGGGATGAAGAAAGCCGATGGCATGAATAGACGTTTGATGCTGAAGGGGTATGAAGCTAACGGATATGAGAATAACGGCTTATGTTATCCTTTAGCTGACTGGACGCAGATGGATATTCTTGCATACATGAGGCAACATGCGTTGCCAGAACCGGTTAGATATTCTTTAAAAGCTAGTTCGGGAGTAGGTTTCAATCTTGATTGTATGCTTTGGTTAAAAGAGAACTATCCGCAGGATTTACAACGAATCTATCGGGTATTTCCTATGAGTGAAAGAATTTTATTTGAGTATAATAATAAAAAACAAATAGCCGAGTCAGAAATAGAAGAAGAGGAAGAATGAAAAGTGCTGCCGATATAGGCGTACAAACCAATCGTTTGAGTAATGCCGCAGCTGGTAATCCAGAAAGGCAGGCAAGAATTAACAGTATTGGCGGTGCCATGTATCGTAACCTTAGCCGTTTGAATTATACAAGAAACAAAAGCGTATATCAACAACATTCAAGAGCTGCCCGTCAAGGAAGCAATAGTCTAGGATTAAGTAACGGATAAATAAAAGGAGGTATTGAGTCAAAAGAATATCTAAAAGAACTGCCAGATATAATACAACAATGTTTCCCAATACCAGTGAAGCCGGAAGACAGTATGCTATTGGAAACAGAGCTGCCAACATGATTCGCGCAAATTTACAAAATCAGGGAAGTAGCAACTTTATGAGGAATTATAATCGTATTATTCGTGCAAGAAACAATATGCTAAGTTCCTCGCGTGGGTTAAGCAATGGATAGAGAAAGGAGTTTTTGAGTCAGAAAAAGAAATAAAACAGTTGAACAAATACGTCTGCAAGCAGGAAGATTGCAACGTGAAGCCGAAAATAGATACGGTACAAGTTTTACCAGTAGAAATTTGCGGATTGTAGATGCTTACAACAGCGCAATGAATAAACTGGTTCGCCGTCAAGTATCGCAAAGACGTGCACAAGGATTAAGCAATGGATAACATGGAACTAAGTAAATACATAAAGAGTGAATCGGTAGAACTTAATCGTTCTGCCATTCACTTCGCTGATTATAATCCTCGAAAACTATCTGATGAATCACGTAAGACATTGAAACGTGGTATCAAGAAATTCGGGTTAGTCGGTGGAATTGTCGTGAACAAGCGTACTGGATTGACCGTAGTCAGCGGACATCAGCGTTTGTCTGTTATGGACGAATTGCAGAAGTTCCCCGATAACGACTATCGCATTCGTGTTGATGTCATAGATGTGGACGAAAAACAGGAGAAGGAATTAAATATTCTGATGAACAACCCGAACGCACAGGGTACATGGGATTTTGATGCTCTTGCACAGATTGTTCCTGACATTGATTGGAAAGATGCTGGTCTGACTGATGCTGACCTAAACATGATTGGTGTTGATTATCTGTTGCAGACTGAAGAAGAAAGCTCCATTGCTGATGCTTTGTCTGATATGATGTCGCCTGTTACCGAACAGAAAGAAGCCGATAAAGCCGCTAAACAGTTAGAGCGTGCCGAAAAGGTTGTTCACATGAAAGAGGTCAAGCAGCAGGTTAAGGAGAACGCACAAAAGCAAGCCGAGGACATGGATGCCTACGTGATGTTGTCCTTTGATTCCTATAAAGCTAAAGCGGCTTTCTGTGAAAGGTTCGGTTATGATCCAGATATGAAATTTATCAAGGGAGAGGTATTCGATGAACAAGTAGAGAGAATAGATTAATTATAGGAGGAAAGCAGAGTCAGAAAAAGACAAAGAAGTTACAGCGAAATTCTTTCAACAACAAAAAGGTTGAGAAAAACCTATGCAGCAAGTGGTAATATTGCAAGAAACATATCAAATAACCAACGAATCTCTCGTGCAGGGTATAATGTAACCCAAAATCTGGCAAGAAGTTTAAAAGTAGACTCTTCACTGCTTCCTTTCTCCAAATTCAGAGATAGAAGGGGTTACACAACTGCTAGCCGAGGTTTAGCTAACGGATAAGATCATGACAAAAAGTGAATCTCAAAACAAAAAAGGTAAAGGAGGAAGAAAGCCTAAGTTTGATTACGCAAGCGAGGAATTTCTTTCTCTCGTAGAGTCGTATGCCAAAAAGGGATTCACTGACGGAGAAATAGCTCATGCCATTGGAATTGAACCGGAAACTTTTTGTAGGAAGAAAAGAGAGTTCAGTCAATTAAGTCAAACCCTCTCACGCGCGCGTTGTGCAATAAACTCTCTTGTCCGGGCAAAGTTCCTTGCTATGGCCCTTGGTGGTATCAAAACAAAGAACACTACTGTTCGAAAGCTGCGGGATAAGGACGGTAAACTGACAGGTGAGGAAGAAGTTCAAACTGTAGAAGGTGAATTGGCTCCCAATTTGAGTGCTCAAATGACATGGTTGTACCATTACGATGAAGACTGGAGGAGGATTGAACGTAAACAGGATGAAGATGCTGATATTCCTACCGACATAAACCACGGTATTAGTATTGATTCCTGGATTAAAGACAAGCTGAAATGATAGTACCTCAAGAAATTTACCATCCATTATACACTGATACGGATAAATTCATTATTCTTATCACCGGCGGTCGTGGCTCCGGCAAATCCTTCAATGCTTCCACCTTCATTGAACGTCTGACCTTTGAAATGACGGAAGCTGGAAAGATAGTGCATCAGGTTCTCTACACCCGTTACACGATGGTTTCCGCTGGTATGTCTATCATTCCCGAAATGATGGAGAAGATAGAGCTAGACGGAACAACTAAGTATTTCAAGACTACCAAGACGGATATAGTCAATAAAATGACTAATAGCCGTATAATGTTCCGAGGCATCAAGACTTCTTCCGGTAATCAGACGGCAAAACTAAAATCTATTCAGGGAATTACTACTTTCGTCTGCGATGAAGCGGAAGAGTGGACGAATGAAGAAGAGTTCGATAAAATAATGCTCTCTATCCGCAAGAAGGGTATCCAGAACCGGATTATCATTATAATGAACCCCTGCGATTCTAATCACTTCATCTATAAAAAGTACATCGAGAATACTCACAAGCTTGTTGAGATTGACGGTGTGCAAGTTCAGGTTTCTACCCATCCGAATGTACTTCATATTCACACTACCTACTTTGACAACTTAGAGAACCTTTCTCCTGAGTTCCTTCGGGAAGTGCAGGAAATGAAAGAGAAGAATCCTGAAAAGTATGCTCATGTTGTTATTGGTCGGTGGGCTGACGTTGCAGAGGGTGCGGTTTTTAAGAAGTGGGGTATTGTGAAAGAATTCCCCCAATGGGCGAAGAAAGTAGCTATCGGGCAAGACTTCGGGTACACAACAGACGTTTCAGCAGCCGTGAAGTGTGGTATCGTAGATAATGCCTTGTATGTTGATGAACTATGTTATCAATCAGGAATGCTCACAAATGCACTTGCTGACAAGGTACGTCCTTATGGTTTGAAAGTGTTTGCAGAATCCGCTGATCCTCGACTTGTAGACGAAATCAAACTTCGTGGCGTGAATATTTATGGTGTAGATAAGTCGGGGCCATCAATCAAGGCAGGAATAGATAAAATTCTCTCTATGGATTTGTATGTAACGGAACGTTCTTACAATCTTATGAAGGAATTAAGAACCTACGTATGGGATAAGGACAAAGATGGAAATTATATCAATGAGCCAGTAGATAAGGATAATCACCTTATGGATGCAATAAGGTACTATGTTTTGGGTTGCTTGCTTGGCAAAATTCTAAAACCGAAAGATTTAACAGGAATATTCACACATTAAAATTATAGATTATGCCATTAACACTCGAAGAAATATTAGCATTACCCGATATTGGGCAGAAAATAAGCTATCTGAAGAAAGGCAGGAAGACCGAGCTTCCCGATCGTTGTAAACTTTGGGATGATTGGAATCCTGAACACCATGAAATCATGGTTGATAAAGAGAAGTACCCAGACAGAAAAGTGCTTGAAAAGGAAGCGGAAAAAGATTTCGATGAAAAGACCGGCAAGACTTATGAGATTGAAGCACAGTACAAAACCGAACCGGTGAACCGTATCTCCATTCCTTTGGAGCAGGATATAGTGAACATTCAAACCGCTTTCACAGTCGGCACAGAACCGTCTATGGATTGCACTCCAACAGATGATGACGAAAAGAAGCTGTTGGATGCGGTCAAAGCTGTATTCAAATCCAATAAAATCAAATACCAGAACAAGAAGATTGTCCGTGCCTGGCTCTCCGAACAGGAAGCGGCAGAATATTGGTATGTTACCGATGATGATTCGTTTTGGGCAAAGTTTTGGAAGAAAGTTAAGACTACGTTCGGTGGCAAGGTCAAGCCCACCAAGAAACTGAAAAGCGTGTTATGGTCTCCATTCCGAGGGGATAAACTTTATCCGTTTTTCAACGATGAAGGCAAGATGATTGCTTTCTCCCGTGAGTACAAGAAAAAGCTCATGGATGATTCGGAAGTTACCTGCTTTATGACTATCACGGATAAAGCAGTCTATCAATGGGATTTATCTAAAGGGTATGAAGAAAGAATTTCTTTCGTTCACGGATTCCCCAAACTGCCGGTTCTCTATGCCTACCGGCCTGAACCTTATTGCAAGAAGATAAAAACCTTCCGTATACGCTTGGAGAAACTTTTATCCAATTATGCCGACTGCATAGACTATCATTTCTTCCCACTGTTGAAGCTAATTGGTGATGTAGAGGGTTTCATGGGTAAGGTTAAAGATAGAATGGTCAAACTTACAGGTGAAGGTGCGGATGCCCAATATCTGACATGGAACCAAGTCCCTGATACGGTTAAATTTGAAGCAGAAACGCTTACTAATATGGCTTATGATATGTCCAATACTCCACGTATTTCTTTTGAAACGCTGAAAGGTGTGGGTAAGGCTTCCGGTACTGCTTTCCGCTTTATGTTCATGGGGGCACACATGGCGGTAGAAAATCATGGTGAAGTTATCGGAGAGTTCCTACAACGGAGAGTAAATTTCATTGTTTCCGCTTTAGGCTCTATCAATCCAACCGAGTTTAGCAAGGCATCCCAAACTATCGACATCGAAACGGATTTGGTTCCGTATATGATTGATGATTTGAACGACAAGGTAAATACTGCTGTTTCTGCTGTAAGTGGTGGCATTTGGTCAACTCGTGAGGGGATCATGTTTGCTGGGAACACGGATCGCATTGAAGAAGAACTTAAAGATATTAAGGAGGAACAGAATGAAAAAGTACAATCAAGAAGTAATATCGGAGGAAAACAGCCTAATTCTAAGAATCAAGCCTAAGAGATGGTATTTGTGTTGGCTCATTTGTAAGGCTTTTATGAAGCAAATCAGAAAAATAGAACAGAAAAACATTTCTAGGTCAAAAAAATTACAAGGTCTATAATTTTTAAATAAGAAAAATGGAACATTAGCGGTGATTCTTCGGAGTTGCCGCTATTTTTGTATAGGGATGAAAATATTCGCCAAAAAGTTGCTCAACTGATAAACATTCTCTATCTTTGCCGTATGAACAGAAAGATAATAGCATACGAAAACTACTATAAAGACTTTTTTGACACCTTGAACAAAGGTGCTCAAGAAAAGGTGCTATACGGTTTACTCATGTTAAAGACCGTAGATAGACTATCCAATAAATATGTGAAGTCTATTAAAGACGGTCTGTTTGAGTTAAGAATTGAGTGGCAAAGTAATATTTATCGGATTTTCTTCTGTTTTGATGAAGGACAGATTGTGATTTTATTCAATGGCTTTCAGAAGAAAACACAGAAAACTCCTGATAGAGAAATTGATAAAGCATTAAAACTAAAGAAAGAATATTATGAGCGAAAAAGAACTAAAGATGTTTGATGTCGATGCGCAATTAGATGCTGCGTTTGGCAAAGAAGGGACTCCGGAGCGTAAGGCTGCCGAAGATAGAGCTAATGCTTTCTTTACTGGGCAAATAATTGAAGAGGCAAGGAAGAAAGCAAAAATGACACAAGCAGAACTCGCCGAAAAGATAGGAACAAATAAGTCTTATATTTCCCGTGTGGAAACAGGAAAGACAGAACCTAAAGTTTCTACCTTTTATCGTATTGCTTCCGCTTTGGGGTTGAATGTTGAACTAACTCCTGCTGTGTAACTGTTATGATAGATATTAGAGAATTAAGAATAGGTAATTATGTATTACCCAATAATACTATTGGAGCTCAGTCCGCCGTAGGAGTTGTTTTTAGTATAAATGACTATTTAGTTAGCGTAAAAGGTAATTCAAATCAATACGATTATCATCTGCTTGAAGGCGTTTCTTTGACTGAAAAAATCCTGGTGGATGCCGGATTTAATTATGTTTCTGATTGTAAATGTTTTTCAAAAGAGATTGGAGATAAGTTTGCTATTGGTTTAAAACTAGAGCAAAATACAGGAGATTTGTTTTATATTACTAATAAAGCTTATAATGGAATATTAACGATCCCAGCGGTTTATAAAGTATTGTATGTCCATCAACTTCAAAATCTGTATTTTTTTCTGACTGGTAAAGAACTTGAAGTAAAACTGTAAAGAATATCGGAGCAGAGCTACAATCTGCAACTTTATAAATTCAGAGCTTTTAAATTCAAAAAAAAGGTGTGATTCCAATCCGTTTCACGCCTTTTTTATGCCATTTTCCAACAATACCCCAATTGTTGTTTTTCATCCATTCAATTATTCCCTCTCCTCTTCCTTCCTTCTTACTTTTATACCGTATTCACGACAATCAATCCATTGTCGTGAATGGGAAGCTTAAATATTTACTAATCATCTGCATTGGTGGTATTTTTACTTCCGTAAATTGAATTTCAAATTTAATAATTCATACGGTATGACAATCTTAGAACAAATCTTGGCAGGACTGCAACAGAAATTCACTGGGGTGGACACTGCTATCTTAACCCGAATTGCCACTAAGAAGGCAGAGGGCGTAACGGACGAGACAAAAGTAAACTCCATTGTTGAGGGTATCAGTTTTTCGGACGTGCTTAATTCCTATGGTGATTTCCGTGCCGGGGATGCTTCCAAGACCGCAGTTTCCAACTACGAGAAGAAACATAACCTTAAAGACGGTAAGCCAATCGAGACTACCACAACTACCAAAACGGAAGAGAATAAAGACGATGTGCCTGCATGGGCGCAAGCTTTAATTGATTCCAACAAGAGCCTTTCTGATAAGCTAGCACAGTTTGAAACGGAGAAGGCTCAAGCAACACGTAGCCAGCAGATTTTGGCAAAGGCAAAGGAGTATGGTATTCCCGAAAACTACGCCAAACGATGCGCCATTAAGGACGATGAGGACTTGGACGCATACTTCAAGAACTTGAAGCAGGAGTTTGCGAATGACGGCTTTAAGGGTGTAGTTCCTCCCGAATCAGCGGAAGAGAAGATTGAGAAAGAATCTGAATCTATCGCTAAGATGATTGATGAGGGAACGAAAACTATTGTTGAACAAAACAAGAATTAATTATGTCAGCAGGATTTAAGTATGACTTGGTTCCGCCCGTTGAGCAAGAGGAACGCTACGATGTCCAGACCGGTATTCGTAGACGTGGCCCGTTCAAACTCGACACGCAGAACCTGGTAGTGGGAAGTTTCCTTCCCGGATTTACCCCGATTTACGCAGACTTGAAAAACAAGTTTGCTTATGCGGTAATCAATGTGAGAGTTGCGGAAGCCTATACCACTGGTGGAGAGGCTTTGTCTATCAAAGTAGCCAAGAACTCTTTGGCCTATGTAGGCATGTTTGTCGGAAGTGGTAAAAAAGGCGCAGAAGTGACGGCTATTGACAAGTCTAATGCCAATTACGACGTATTGACTATCAAGGCTGCTTTCGGTGAAAATATCGCCAAAGATGCGGTTCTCTTCCAAGCAACCGCAGTCGACGGGCTGAAACAAAAGTATGTTTCAAACTCCGCTTTGTATGAAAGAACAAAGGTGGAAGATGGTATCGTGTTAGTTGCGCTGCTCCGTACAGCCGCAGAGATTGAGCCTTCAAAATTGGTTATGCCGTTTTCCGAGAACGATAAAGCCAATATGAAGGGATGGTTTGAATTTAACGAGTAAGGAGGTAGGATATGTTTTTAACGATTCAAACATTATTCGATGATGCGAACATTGTATCCGCTATCATCAGACGTGTGAACCAAACGCGTAAAGATACAATCTATTGGCAGCAGTATCTTACTTTCCGTAGAGTAACTACTCGTCTGTTCAAAGACTACATCGGCTCTGTAACTGGAGTGATGGCCGGTTCTATCAACTCACGTTTCGGTGAAAAGCCCATCCGTGAACGTAAAAATATCGGTTCTGGATATGGTGAAATAGCCTATCTGGGCGATGCATATCAAATGTCTATTGACCGTCTATCTGAATTGCAAGATTTGATTGACAAGTTCAATCAAGCCAAACCGGCAGACCAAAATACAGCATTGGAAGAAATAGTAAACTTCCTGGCAGATGACTACCGTCAGATTACTCTTGCAGCTCACAAGCGTATGGATATTATTGTCGGTGCATTGTTGATGACTGGTGAAGCCACCGTTTACAATAAGGATGCTGCAATAACTTCCGGTCAGACCAACAATAAGCTGCTGGAAATTACCCTTCCATTCAATTTTGTTAAGCCTACAGCTGGAGATATAATTGTTGATGGCAAGAATATGTTCATCTCTTATTTAAGAGAGAAACTACATTCCCTAGCTCCAGACTTTGGCGCTTATGCCAAGATGATTATGACACGTACAACCTTCAACAAGAATGTACTTGGCTCTTCTGAATTTGGCGAACAGTACAAGATGATTCTCGGCACTAACGAAATGAAATTAAGTACCGGTTTGATTTCTTCTTCGTTGGCTTCTGAAGTTTTTACTGGTATCGGTCTGCCACGTATCGAAATCAAAGAGGATTACGTGAAAGACCAGACAGGAAAAAATGTGCAGATTTATGCAGACAACCGTATCACCTTGCTTAACGGTGATGAAGTAGGTTATATGCGCCATCATACCCCGTATGAAGCGACAGATCCAGTATCAGGGCGTACTTATGTTCCATCAGAGGGGCAGATGCTTATATCCAACTACCGTGACAAAAACGGTCGTTATATGGAATATACGGCAGAATGGATTCCACAAATTACCAATCCGGATTTGATCACCAATTTCGATTTGAGCGAAATTGCATCAATCCAATCAGCATAAGGAGGAGGATATGAAAGTAAAGGTTATATCTGTTTTCCGTGATAAGTTTACTGGTAAGTATTACAATCCCGGAGAGGTGATTGAAATTTCCGAAGAATCCCGTGTATTGGATGTAGAAAACCGCAAACTTGGCGAACGGGTTGAAGTGAAAGTTTCTGAAGAAAAGAAGGAGATCAAAATATCCCTCTTTGAAAAGGAATTTGAGAAAAAGATTTTGGTTGATGCTCTGAAATCTATCGGTGTTCAAGCAGCCGGAAACATGAAAGAAGAGACTCTTTTGGGTAAGGTTGCAGAGTTGGATGAAGAAACGACTTCCAAACTGAAAGAAGTGTTAGATATTAAATAAAAAGGGTAGTACTCCTACCCTTCCATTATGTAACTTATAATTCAATAAAGAAATGAAGAATTTTATTTTTGCCATATGTGGCTTTTTAATGATGTCTTTGGTCTCCTTGAGCGTACAGGCATCAAGCGTCGAATCTTTCGAGTGTGAATACGTAGCCCCATCGGTTGATGTTGGTTTGTCACCTATTCAGTTTTTCACCTTAGAAGCAGCTCCGACTGATTGCGTTGTATTGTCAGTTCCACAATCAATCTTTATGATTACAGATAGTCCGGCGATGCAACCAGCGACTATTACGGCAATGCAAGGAAAACAAATTTCAGTTCCTAAGTGTCCGTTCCGATATATCTACAAATCGAAGTATTGTACGCATTATAGCTACACTGCATACAGCAGACTGATTATACCATAATCAAAATGACAGTGAACGACTACATACAGCAAAGATTTCAGTCTTTCAGTATTCACTTATCAGAAACTGATCTTTTGGATATGTGTCTGAACGCGAAGATTAGCGGAGAGGATGAAATGAATAAGGAATCCTACAATATCGTTTCTGTGGCAATTGCGAAGTTCATCCCCTCTCTCCTACTCCGTGCCACTTCAATCAGCGAAAACGGCTTCTCTATGTCTTGGAACATTCAGGGTATTAAGGACTACTATTCATTTCTGTGTAAACAGTACGGATTGAAAGACGAATTAAGTAACAAGCCTAAATGTACTTTCTTATGATATTTGCTCCACATATATTGCAGATAAAGGTTATCACCCCGATGGATAAGGATGAGTTCGGCAGACCCATTCCTGGAACAGGCGGTGAAAGCTGGCAGGATGTATGTAGGTGTCGCTGTGACGATAACACTACCAAAGAGTTTAAGTCAGAAAACGGCTCTGTGTATCGCCCGAATTACCATGTAGTGTGTGAGAAGAGAATCACTGTTAAGGCTGGTGTCGAAGTGCGCTGTATGGACAGTGAGAACGTGAGAGGTCAAGGTGAGGTTTACACGGTTAAGAGTACAAACCACTTTAACTATTCGGAACTATGGATGTAGATTTCGATTTTTCCGATGTCGACTCCTTTTTCAATGAAGGAGAATGGGAAGTCGAAAAGAAGATGATTGATGTGGGTGATGAAGCTGTGAAACATGCAGAGGAACACGGCAATTATAAAGACCATACATTGACTCTAAGAACGTCCAATGATTACGATGTTGATAAAGACGGTCTGACACTGAAAAATGAAGCGGAATACGCTTCATTCGTGGAATCTAAAGGATTTGATGTTTTGAGTAGTGCCGCTTTATACGCGGAGAAACGATTAAAAGAAGAATTTGAACGATGATAGTGACTACCGACATAGCAAATATTCTTTACCGAGATTGCAAGTCTTTCGAAATCGACATTGTTCCCAGCGGTGAAACGCTGATGGATGAATTGAAGTCAGAAAGAATTGTCATCCACACCAAGAAACAACAACCGGGGAAGTATTGGAAGAAATCTTTCGCGGAAGTGAATCTTTGTGTACCTGATTTAAGCGAGAATGAAGCGAATACTATCCGTTTGAATGAACTCGAAAGAGAGACCAACAAACTGTTTAATGGTGTGGTAAGCTCCTATAATGGTACAACCTATCGTTATTCAATTGAATCTATCAGTATAGAAGCGGATACAGCTTTAAAGTGTCATTATGTGAATGTGAGAATTTTATTTGAAGTATTAAATGTAAAACTATAAAATTATGATTTCAGCAGTAGGAATTAAAAGAATCTTGTTTGCCGACATTGATAAGGTAACGGCAGATATTACCCCCGAAATCGCAAAGACTTTGATTCAATCCGCTATTAAGGCGAAAGATGAGGTTTTGAACGTGCATGGGGAAACTTGGCAGATTGAAGAAACGGAAGCATCTGTCACTGGACATAAAAATCAGTTAACAGGAAAAAATTACCGTTACGATGATGTGCCGGGAGAAGTCTCCCCTTCTTTCTCTATCGGACAGTATGACTGGAAGACAAAGAAAGCGTTCATGGGTGGCGATGTTATTCAGGCAACATCTGAAGATGTCGGATGGAAGCGTGCCTTGGACAAAGTTATCGTCAACAAAGCATTGTTTTGTCTGACTGATGATGATGTATGGTTTATTTTCCCGAAATGCCGTATCATTTCCCGTGAAGCTAATACGGACAAAGCAATTGCCATTGCAGTACGCGGAATGGTTCAGGAACCGGGAATCGAAGGAGTTTCTTCTGAATACAATTACGAAGAAGAAGCTATCAAAGCCTTGATACCAGTGGCGTAACATTTTAAGGTAAAACGATTGTAAACAGCAAGGGTGAGGTGGTGGTATTCGCTTCACCCTTGTTTCAATTTAGAATAATGAATCAAGCAGCAAAAATAGTTTCTGATGCCCTTTTAGGGCTGGATTTTAAGAATGTCGAAATAGGTGGAGTTGTTTATACAATCAAGCCGCCCACAATCAAAGTTATTTGTAGTGCTATTCATCATTTTTCCAATATTGGGATGACAGGTGACAACATCATGGAAGCTATCAAGAAACTTCCCGGAGCCACAGATGATATGCTGAAAGGTATCTCCTGTTTTATTTGTGGTAATGAGAATATGGCTAAGGCTTTGGAAAACGGAACCTTTGATGAAATCAAAGAAGTTTTGGAAATATGTTTCTCTATGATGGATATATCGGCTTTTCAGTGTGTCAGCTTGATGAAGAACGTGTCGATGCTGGCAGCAAGACCGAAACAGTAGGAAACGCAACGTTCTTCGGGCAAATAGCCCATTTGGTTGACACTCTCCATTTAAGCTATACGGAAGTGTTTGAAGTCATTCCATATAGAAACCTTTTAATGATGCAACGAGATAAACTCCATGCAATTTATGGCGGTCAAAAAGTAAAAAAAATCAGTGGTAAAGAATTAGCGAATCGTAGAAAAAAGAAATAAGTATGGCAAAGTTATATTTCAAAGTCGCAAGTGATTGGGAAGAAGTCGTAAGACTCCGTAGTGAAATAGCTAAATTAAAGCAGGAGTTGAAAAATGTGGATGGAACACAATCCCCTGCTACCTTCAAAACTCTAAATACCCAACTTGCTGTATCCAATCAAAAGTTGGATGAACTGGTGACTAATGCTGCTAAAGCCGGAGCTGAAATGGAAATGGGATTTAAAAAGAAAATTTTTGATGCCTCTCAATCTGTTAACGGATTCACAGAAAAGATTATTACTCAAAAGACAGTAGTTAAAGATATTGAAGCTGATGTAAAGCGTCTAGGAGAATCATATCGCATAGCACTAAAGCGTAACCCTCTATCTGCAACTGGTAAGCTGGAAGAATACAATGCTGCTCGCAAAGCCTTAGATGAAGAAAAGGCAGCTTTGTTCGGACTTACCCAGCAACAAGCTGAAGCTCGTCTTTCTGTGAAAAAGCTCCGTGACGAATACGCCCTTTACAACGATAATGCCAAAGAGGTTGTAGAAAAAAACAATGGCATTGCAATTTCTTGGAAGAAAGCATTGGCGGTTATTGGTGGTGCTGGAGTATTAAAGGCATTAGGTTCTGAAATAATTCGTGTTCGTGGCGAATTTCAATCCATGCAGACCGCTATTGAGACTATGGTTGGAAAGGATATGGCAGGGCAACTGATTCCGCAAATCAAGGAGCTGGCTAAGATTTCTCCACTTACTATGTCAGATATGGTTGGAGCAGAAAAGATGATGCTTGGATTTAACATACAAGCAGAAGACACTATCAAATACTTGAAAGCCATTAGTGATATTTCTATGGGGGAATCCAGTAAGTTCAATTCGCTAACTTTGGCATTTTCACAGATGTCAGCAGCGGGTAAACTTATGGGGCAGGATTTGAATCAAATGATAAACGCTGGATTCAACCCGTTACAGATTATCTCCGAAAAGACTGGAAAATCTATCGCAACTTTGAAAGATGAAATGTCCAAAGGTGCTGTTTCCGCTGAAATGGTTCAACAGGCATTCATTGATGCAACTTCCGCAGGTGGTAAGTTCTATAATATGTCTGAGAATGCTTCAAAGACTATCAATGGTCAGTTGTCTATGATGCAGGATGCTTTGGATTCCGTGTTTAACGAATTGGGAACAAAGTCGGAAAGTGTTATCATGGACGGTATTCAAATGACAACTTCGTTGATTCAGAATTATGAAACAGTAGGTAAGGTCTTGGCTGGATTAGTGGTTACTTATGGTACATACCGGACCGCAGTGATGCTTGTTACTGCTGCCGAAAGTAAACATACTCTTGTGGAGATTGGACTTACCAATGCCCGTTTATTGGCACGAAAAGCGCAGTTAGCTTTAAACGCTGCAATGCTTACCAATCCTTATGTGTTGTTGGCTACTGCTGTAGTAGGACTTGGAGTTGCAATGTTGGCTTTCCGCGATTCGGCAACAGAAGCAGAAAAGGCACAGAGAAGGTTTAATGAACAGCAAGAAGAAGCTAAAAAGCAAGAAGAAGAACACAAACAGAAGATTGATTCCCTCGTACAAAGTTCTCGTGATATAGCGTTGTCGGATTTACAAAGAGGTCGAAGTTTAGCGGAGTTAAGAAAAGAATACCCTAAGATATTCGCTCAATATGACATCGAAACCATTAAGTTGGCTGATATACTTAAACTAAAGCAACAGATAACGGAAGAAGATGCGAAACGTGCCGGAGAAAAGCAAACCAAGGAACTTTCTAACATTGAATCTGAAATCAAATATTACGAGAATCTGCTGAAAACTCTTTCCGGTCAGCAAGGCGTTGATGGATATGTGAAGAAACTAAAAGAATTGCGTGCTATGCGTGATGTCATGCTGCAAGAAAAAGGCAAAGGCATCTCCGAACAGTTCATTTCCAATCTTAAAGATGTTAATACTAATGAGTTTGACCGCTACATCTCTGAGTTGGAGAAGCGTATCAGAGGAAAGGGGGAAAATGGAACTGTGAAACTTCGTTTGCCTATTGATATTAAGGGTACTTTGTCTGATGAAGCAATCTATAATGTGAAAGACATAAAAACACTTATAGATACAGCAAAATCAGTCAAGCAAACCCGAATTGATTCAGAGAAGAATAAAACCACTTACAAACAAGATTATGAGAAAGCGAAGAAAGACTGGGAGGATGCCAAAAAGAAACTATCTGAAATAGAAAAGGACAAATCTAAATTTACTTCAAAGCAATACGAAGAAGCTAAAAAGCAAAAAGAAACTACCGAAAAAGCATACAAAGATTTAGGAGGTATCACTGGCAATGCTTTATCTAAACAAGAAAAAGCTATTGAAAAGCAAAAAAAAGACCAACAAAAATCAGCCGAAGAGCTTCTGTCTCTCCGTCGCCAAAATCAACAGGCGGAAATAGATCTTATGAAGGAAGGCACAGAGAAAAAGCTAAAACAGATTGACCTTGACTATCAAAAAGAACTTGACGCCATCAAGAAACAAGAAAAAGATTTGAGTGAAAGACAGGGTGGAAAGTTGACTTCGGAGCAGTCTATTGAAATTTCCGCTCGTTATACCAATGCTGAAAATAAAAGAGAGAAAGATATAGCCGATGTAAGTAAGGAATTAAATTCCATACTAGATAAATATCGTGATTATTCAGCTCAACGCATAGCTATAGAGAAGCAGTATCAAGACGATGAAAAGAAACTTAGGGACGGATTAGCAAAAGCTAAAAGCGATTCTGAAAAGAAACAATATGAAGATGCCCTAAAAGAACTAGAAAAACAGCGTAAGAAAACTATAGATTCTATTTCAAAAAGCGAAATCGAAGATTCTGGCGTTTGGAAAATGTTAATGGGAGATGTTGATGCATTACCTACAGATATGCTTGAACAATTATTATCTGATGCTGAACAACTTGTCAAGACTACAAACTTGTCGGCTACAGATATGAAAGCTATGATGGATACCATAAATAATGCTCGCCAAAACCTTATAGCTCGCAACCCTTTCAAGACATTGAAAGAAGAATATGAAAAGTATCAGAAAGCAATAAAGAAAGGGGATAAACAGGGAGCCTTTACTTCATGGAGTAATGTGGAACAAGCTAGCGAATCTATAAAGAGTAATATTTCAACATTAGGGTCCTCTCTATCTTCTCTTGGAACTACTTTTTCCGATGAACTGGGAGAAGGCATCCAAAAAGCGGTAGATATTATAAATGACGGCATCACAGCATTTGAAGTATTCGGCAAAACTGGTGAAAAGTCTGCCGGTGACACAGTGAAAGGCATTAGCGGAATTGTTGGGATCATAACTACATTAGTGGGTACTGTAATGAATGCCTTTGATTCTACAAAAGCAGAACAAGAAAGAAATATTGAATATCAACGTAGACAGGAAGGATATTGGGATTCTATAAATTATCAAGTAGAACGTTATCTGGAGTTGCTCAAAGAAGCCGCAGGAAATGATTATTTTGCAACAGCTACCCAATCATTAACAACACTTGAAAAAGCCAGAGAGAAGGCATACAGGGACATAGTTAAATCTATGCCTGTTGGTGATGTTGATGCTGTAACATTTGGGCTTGCTCAACTTTTTAAAAGTGGTAAGTTTGCTAGCAAAATGACTGAATATGCCTTCGGAGGTCCGCAAGCTAAAGAAATATTTGATTTCATACAAGCTAATGGAGGATATGATCTACAAAACAAACTCATATCAGAGGAAGCGATTTGGGCGATGAAAAGCAATGCCGACATCTGGTCTAAGTTACCGGAATGGATGCAACAAGCTATTGACAAATTTGTAGAGCTCAACGACCAGACTAAGGAGCTAGAAGAGACTTTAAATGAGGATTTATTTCAAACGACTTCACAAGGTCTCGAAGAAGCAATACTGGAAGGATTAAAAGGAGGAAAAAGAGGAATCGCAGATTTTGGAGAAGATTTTGAAGAGATAATGCGCAACGCCTTATTACAATCGTTCGTTATAGACCAACTAAGAGGTAAAGCACAAGAGTTTTATAAAAAATATACCCTTTTGGCTGATAGTGACGAAAACGGAAAACTTGATTTAACAGCAGAAGAGATAAGCGATCTTAGAAAAGATTGGAATGATATTATAAAAGCTGCTACAGAAGAAGCAAAGAATATTGATGCCATTGTTGGTGGTTCTTCCTCTTCATCCCAAGAAGCTTCAAAGAAAGGCTTTGCCACTGCGTCACAGGATTCAATCGACGAGCTTAACGGGCGTTTCACCGCCTTGCAAATAGCCGGAGAAGAAATTAAGAATCAAAGTATAACTCAATCCCAATCATTAAATATTCTAACGATGAAAGCGGATACACTTATTTCCATAAATACGGAAACGAGAAATATAGCCGATGACACACGTGATTTGATAGCAAGTTCATATCTCGAACTTGTTCAAATCTCCGAAAATACCGGAGCAATAATAAAACCCATCCAGCAAATGCAGAAGGATATGGCGGAAGTTAAAAACAATACCAAAGGATTATCAACAAAATAAATGGTTATGGCAGATTTATTAATAAATGGTAGAGATGCTTACAAGACTTGGGGTGTAAGAATGGGAGATAAATTCCTTGATGTGCTTGGTGCATCATTACCTATGAAAGAATTTATTGAAAATAAATCCCGATTAGAACATGGAAAACGTGTAATAATTAATAATCCCAAAATTGATGAACGGGAAATAACGCTCTCTTTTACCATAGAAGGCAATTCTAAATCTGATTATCAAGCAAAAAAAAGGGCTTTTTTTGAAGAATTATACAAAGGTGTGATTGATATTCAGATTCCAGCTAACAGCAGTGACATTTATCACTTGATTTATTTAGGTAAAAGTATCACCTATGCGCAGAGTTTAGACAGAACTTTTGGTAAATGCTCAATGAAGTTTTGTGAACCAAACCCGAGTTTAAGGACCTAATTTACGACATTGATTTCATTGTCGTATATGCGAGTGCCCAAAATTGGGTACTCTTTCTTTTATCTCCGAACTTTGGTGTGTTATGGAATCAGTAGACATCAAAGACATATCCGGCAACATTCGCTTTTCGACTCCTATCAATGAGGGTTCGAAGAGACGCTTCCTTTTGATGCAGGAAGATTATATTACTTTGCTATTTAGCCTTTCCAATCCGGTTTATTTCAAACTAGGAGACTACGTAGACAATGAATTAGGTATATTTGAGTTGGTAGACCTGTATAAGCCTACCTACAACTCCAATACCGGTGCATACGACTACGAACTACGTCTTGATGCTTATTACTGGAAATGGAAGAACAAGAAGTTTTTCTATACACCGGAAACCACCGGACGCGAAGCCGCATGGAATCTCACCGCTACCCTTGACACGCATTTGAAAGTCTTTCTTGATAACCTGAAAGCACTCGGTTACAAGTTCAGAGAAGAAGAATTTATATACGAGATTGACAGTACAGTAAAAAACACTTCCAAGCTCGTTTCCTATGACAACGTAAACCTGATCGACGCTCTCACGCAGATGGCGGAGACTTGGGAGTGTGAATGGTGGATAGAGAATCATAAAATTTGTTTCGGACGTTGTGAATACAGCTCACCCGTTGATTTCAAAGCCGGTGATTTGACAGACACAGAAAATGTGAATGTCAACAGCATGACACGCAGCGACAGCCAGACCACTTATGCGACCCGTATCTACGCTTTCGGTTCCACCCGCAACATTCCTTCCAGCTACCGGAAGGAATTGATATTCGACGTAAAAGAGGCTAATGGACGTAATATATCCGATACGTCAAGACCGCTCAAAATAAACTACTTTCCGTCACGAGTTACATATAAGGAAGACTACGCTGCTAGTAGCAACGAAGGCAGCGGACCTTTTACTCCTTCTTATACAGAATGGACGCTTGATAAGGCTTTAGCTTCATCAGCCAAAGGTGGTTCTTATAAAGTTGTTTCGGAAGGAATTTCAATCAATATATCAACAGCCGTCCCGCAAATAGGGAACCGTGCTTTGCTCCCGGCAGGAGATTATATATTGAAGGCGTCATATATCTATAATGTTTCCGGGGAATCAAAAGAGGTGATTATTGGTAATCAGACCGTTTCATTAGCCCAAAATCAACAATATGAGATTGTGTCTAAAATACAGGTTTCCGACACGTTGGTTATCGACAAAAACAGTTCTGATTTAAAAGTAAGGGTATACGTTCACGTACCAGCTCCAGCTTCTTCCGAGCTGTTATCGACTTTCCAGGCGTATGTAACATACGATATTAACGTGTGTGGCGGTTCTTCTGCAACGACTTCCGTAACATTCCTTTCCGGTGCAAATGCCGGACAGACTTTTGCTGCTGTTTACAATCCCGACCTTTTAACCGGTGACGCAGCAAACATTATCCAGTTACCGGAAGGTGTAACCGCCTCTTTAGGTAACCGGTACAGCATTAACAACATTATAAGCGGTAAAGTTCCCGATAACTACTTTAGTAAGGATGACAAGGAAATGACCCTTAACGGAGTTGTTCAGAAACGTCTTATGCTCCCGGAGGGTATTTCTTATGTAGATGCTTATAAATACAGCCCGACCGGTGAACGTATCAATATCGGAGATGAACGCTATAATGATCCGGATAACGTGGAAATGCCAGAAGAGGAAGCAATCGAAGAGATTGTTATATTTGAGGATGAATATCCCAAGTATATTGGTAGTACTACGGTAGTTCCTGATCCTACTTGGGAAGATGAAAAGGTTGATGACAAGCCAACCGGCAATAAATATCCTATCTATACCTTCAAAGATACGGGACTGAAGAACTTTACAAAAGACTTCCTTCTGGAAGAGTTACACCTGATTTTCCAAACCGGAAAACTTGCCGGACTGGATTTTGCTCTTACTCTCAAAGAGAGCGACAATACCGGTACAACCTTTGAAATAGTCCGTAATGAGGATTACGGGCGTGCACTTCCTGACGATGTACTATTTCCGCAAGCCGCCCACAAAGAAGAAGATAAGGATGTTCCCGCAGACACATATATCCTTTACGGCTTTGATACCGCATACATCTCCGAACAGATGTTGCCGGACGCACAACAAGCACTTCTGGAAAAGGCTAAAGATTATGTAAAAAAGTCCATGATTGACCCGTCCACCTACGATTGTGAGATGGCCGCTGATTTCATCTACAATAAGGGAAATATCCGTACATACGAAGTCGGGGCTAAGGTCAACCTGATAAATAAGGCATTTTTCCCGGAAGGCAGACAATCAAGAATAATCGGTTTCGAGTGGCCGCTGGATATTCCTTACGATCACCCAGTTTATACAGTCGGTGAGACGGCTTCATATTCCCGTATCGGTGAGATAGAGAGCAAGCTTGACTCCCTCACTTACAAGGGGCAAACCTATTCCGGGTCTGCTGTCGGAGGTGGTGGAACGAGTGTATATGTTATTGGGGTTAATGACAAGACAATCCCGTCTGACAGAAACGTATTCTCTGCAAAGAGAGTGCTTCAGGAGATTATAGCTTATGCTATAAGTAAGACGAAAGATGACACAGCACTAGGACTTATTTCATTTCTGAACGGTATTAACGTTACCAAAGGTATTGTAACGGACACGATAACTGCAACAGAATTGAACAGCAATATTGTAAAGGTGCTTGATAAGTTTACAGCCAATAATGCCGCTTTCTCCGGAAATATATCTTCTGTTGATTATGCTGATAAGTTACTTGGCTGGCTGATAACCCCAACCGGTGATATAGATGCGAAATCGTTGCGCCTACGTGATTTCCTTGAAGTGCCGGAATTGCGATATAACCGGGTATCAGTTATCACGGGTGAGGAATGGAACGCACCTGGAGGCGGTATAATCGAATCAGTGGACGAAGAGAACAGCATCGTTTACCTGAAGCTTGAACCGGGCGAGATTGCAGCTATCGAAGTGGATGATATTTGCAAGGCTAACTTTAACAATGACACAGGCTTTCAGACAACCTATTTCCGGATCACCGAAAAGCTGGATAATGGTTCTTTTAAATACGTTCTCCGCAGCGGATATACTTACCATCCTCAAAAGGCTATGCACTTTGTTTGCTACGGTAACTTCACCAATGCGGAACGCCAGAAGTCCAGCTATTCCACGCAGAATTATATCCGTTTCCTTAAAGGTGTAAACAACTGGGAGATCACAAAGGATATGATTGCCATGCAGTTGGGAGACCTGTCTAACCTGAAACTGTTTGGAATGGATATGACCGGACATAGTGCATATCTTAACAGAATCTACATGACCGGTACGATCAAGCAGATTTCAAATGACGGTGTGACGGAAGTACCGGTTCCGGCTTTTAAGGGTGAATGGAAATCCGGAACGTATTGGTATTATGACGAAGTAACCCACAACGGAAGCACATGGATTTGCATTGAATCTACGACTACGCAGGAGCCGTCAGATTCTTCTACTGACTGGTTGAAGGTTATTTCTAAAGGGGAAGATGGGCAAGATGGACAGGATGGAAAAGACGGTAAAGGCGTACAGAGCGTTGATGTCCTTTATTACCTATCCAGTTCTTCAACCTCCCTTTCCGGTGGTTCATGGTCTACAAACTCACCAACTTGGGTAGATGGGAAATACATTTGGAGCAAAACCAAAGTGGTATATACAGACGGTTCATCTATTGAAACCAATCCCGCTTGTATCACCGGAGGTAAAGGTAATACAGGGGATGATGGTAGGGGAATATCAAGCATTGTCGAAGAGTATTATCTGTCTACTTCTTCTAATTCTTTGGTTGGTGGTTCATGGAGCACAACGCCTCCGACATGGGAAAATGGGAAATATATTTGGACTAGATCAGTAATAACATATACAGACAGCACATCAACAACCACTAACCCTATCTGCTCTACCGGTTCCACGGGTGAAACTGGGATCGGAGTCAAGAGTGTTGCCGAACAATATTACCTGTCTACATCATACAGCACGCCTACCGGTGGATCGTGGCAGACTTCTGTTCCGGCATGGCAGGATGGCAAATACATCTGGACACGTGTAGTTATCACCTACACTAACAATACATATACAGAGACAGATCCGGTATGTGTAACAGGTGGAAAGGGACCAAGCGGAAACGATGGCGTAGGGATAAGTGCCGTTGATGTTTTGTTTTACCTGTCAACCTCTTCTTCATCATTAGAAGGCGGAGCGTGGTCTACAACGTCTCCCAAATGGGAGGATGGTAAGTACCTATGGACTAAAACAAAGGTAACTTATACGAATGGTTCGACATGGGAAAGCGATCCGGCTTGCATCACTGGAAGCCAAGGAAAAACAGGGTTACCCGGTGCAATGCTCCGTCCCCGTGGAGTATGGAAAGCCAATACCGAGTATTATAACAATGAGACATTCATAGATACAGTAATCTATGACGGTCAGAACAAACTTTGTAAGATCACGCATACGTCTACAACTTCTTTTGACTCAACAAAGTGGGAAGAGTTCAGCGAATTTGTGAACGTGGCAACAAACGTCCTTCTTGCGCAGAATGCGACAATTGATGTTCTCGGTTCTTCCGGAATATTTGTTGGAAACTTAGATAAAACGAAGGGCTGGATAATGACTGAAGGCTCTATTAAGCATAATGTTACAGGTGTCGAGCTAACATCTGACGGTAAAATATCTCTTCCAGAAACCGGTGGAATAAACGTAGGCGGAAAGACTTTCATAGAAGCCGGCAAGATAAAGACGGAGTTTATTGATGTTGATAATTTGACCGTAAAGAAACTAGCAGCCGTAGAGGGAACAATTGCCGGGTTTAAAATATCTGATACACATATCGGTGTTGATGATCCCAATCATAACAATGCTTATGAAGGATTATCCCTATACAAAGATTTCATTAAATTTTCAGATGAAAAATCATGGGCTGGGATTGGAACTAATGTGTTTCCACTTTCTTCGGGAAAGTCATGCTTAGGAAGATTTGATTTTACAAGCTCGGAAGTAGATTCTGGTACTGCCGTTTATGCAAAATTCCGTCCGGCCGTAGACGATTTAGGCTGGTCACAGCAAACAGCAATCCAATACGATGGTAACATATACGGCATAGGACAACGTGCAATATTCGAAGATGGATATATAGGGCAAGCCTATACAGATGTGCTTACCACTTTTATAAAAAGGACTCATAATTTTGTGTTTAATGGTCAGTCTGTTGTTAACTTAGGAATGGTTTTACCAGGAAGAAGTAATTTAGGAATAAATAATGATGTCTCTTTTCTCTTAAGTATTGTCATTACATGGAACCCAACCACAGCTCATCGGATTACCTTAAAAGGTTCATCTGATGGTAGACTGTTAAACAATGCAGGAGAAGTCCTTAGCCCAGAGTTGGATTCAAATGGAGCAATTTCTTTGGGAAGAGGAAATACCCTTTTGCTTAGATATTGCTCCTCACATTATTATATAGTTAGCTATAGATATCAATAATAATTATGAAAATAGACTTTCGAAAAATAGAATTAACCGATCTCGAAGGGAACAAGAGTACCGTCGATGTATCTAAAGCATTCGGAAATGCGATTTATCAAAATACAGGTGATCTTGGAGAATTTAATCTTGCTCAAGATATATACCGGAAAGGAGAAGTTGATATATCCCCTGAACAAGCTAAATCTCTAAAAAAGTATACGCAGTTATTTACTCGTGTCATTGATCGAATAGCTGTCAGCAATGCTCTATCACAAGAAGAATAAATAAGTTGAAAACAATGGTAGCAAAAGGAACGATCATAAAATTAGCAGTATCTATTGAACTACCTTCGGGCTTGACAATGGATGACATAGATTTCGAATGCAAGTTCTCTGTAACTCTCAATTCCCAGACGATCAAGAAGTCGGAAATGGTACGTAATGATAAGAACAGCTATACTTGTTTCCTTGATACCAACATCATAGGGAGGGGAGAAATTTGGATAGAAACCACGGCTTATCTTCCTGACACTGATTATGAAGGAGGAATAAGACCGGAGGTAGACAAGTCGGCAACCGGAATAAGAATTGTATAATATGGGATGCATACGGGTTAACATAGAAGCCTCGAAAGGAATAAAGGTGGGCACATCTCCTTTGTCTGGGATAAATGTCTCTGTAAATCCCAGCCGTTCAATTAAAGTGTCGGTAGGGATTGTCTGTGACGTTGGCAAAGATGCTTATTTGAGAGTAGAGCCTGATTACATCTGGTTGATGCTCTCCAATAACTTTGAAGATAACGTAGATGTATTGTCAAATGTGGTATGGACCACAGCAACAAAAGAATAAAATTTTATTGTTTAATTACTTAATGATTTGAATTATGGCAAAGCCTAGTTGGTTAAATTTAAACCCTTCAACTGGAAGCGGAAATGGGACAATTGCAAACAGTGCAAGTGCTCATACAGGTCGTACAGCTAGAACCGGTACGGTGACAATAACGGGTGTCGGAGTATCTACTCCTGCAACTTATAAAGTAACTCAAACTCCTAAATCCGAGTTTGCATCTTTTGATAACGGAGCGGAAATGTCTGCGCCCAAAGCTGCCGGGACTGTCACAGTTGAAGGTAAGACTAATTCTCAAAAGCTGACCTTTGCATGGGCGGGTAGCGTATCAGATGTTCCCATTCCAGCGAAATATAGTGCGAATGGGACACAGACAGATAATGCGGCTAGCATCACAGGTGACCCAGGTGCTACAGCAGAGTTCCCATTCTCCATAGAACTTGAATTCCCAGCAAATGAAACTATTGAAGAAGTTGTAAGAACATTAAAAGTAACCGCAAACGGTGGTCAGGCTGTACAGATTGCAATCAAACAGGCAGCAGGAGACGCAAAACTATCCGTTTCCCCAACAGAAATTACAATTCCTCAAAACGGTTCAGCTGTTTCCGTTGCTGTTACGTCTAACACTTCTTGGACTGCCGCATAATGGATATACTTGTACCTTGGAAGGAAGGAGAAGGAAACATTGTCATTACGCCCGGCCCTAATGGAGCCGCAAGCGTAATGAGCGATGTTGCCAATGAAGGATTGGACAGGCAACAAACTGTCGTGTTCTCGACTACTAAGGGCAATAATCCAGTTTCCGTTTCTACTACGGTATCTCAAGAAGGGAAAAGACAGGCATTTGCAGTGACCGAAGGACGGTTTATACTGTCTGACGGCAGTACGTTTAACGTTATAAAGAGTAAGTTCTATGAGTGATTATAACAGTCAATATTCGGGAGCTAGGATTGAAGAACTATTGGCAATGATACCCAACTTGGCTAAAGCAGACCTCTCCAACGCTATGACGGTTTCTTTGGGAGCAAACGGTTATGCCAAGTTCAATAATGGGCTTTTGATACAGTGGGGGACAAGAGTCGGAGCAACCGGGGGGGCAATTAATCTGTATTTTCCTACCAGTTTCTATAATACTGATTATAACATTTATTTCACTGGAGCAGTAAATAATACAGGTGAATCTTTTATATATGCTCCGGGGTATGACCTTAATGGTAAATATACATCATATTGTAGAGTTCTCACCCGTGGAATAAATTCAACTCCGGCTATTGTTTGGACTAGCTGGAATTTTACATGGTTTGCAATTGGTAGATGGAAATAAGGAGGTAATATTATGGGAAAAATATATTGGAAAAATGGTTTCTATGATAAACCACAAGAAGGAGCAGTAGAAATATCGGTGGAGTACTGGCAGGAATTGCTTGACGGTCAATCATCCGGAAAAGAAATCAAGGAGAACGAAAGCGGTTACCCGGTATTGGTTGAGCATGAGTACACCATTGATGAATTGAAAGAGATAAAGATCGCAGAGATCAACGCTTACGACAAGTCGGATGCTGTAAACTCCTTGACGCTGGACGGAAAACAAATATGGCTGGATAAAGACACCCGTGTAGGATTAGTCAACTCAATAAACATAGAAAAAGAAGCGGGCCGGGTATATACTACTTTGTGGTACAATGCGGAGAAGTATGTAATTCCCGTAAATGACGCTTTAAATATGCTTGACCAATTAGAATTATACGCTCTTGATTGCTACAATACTACACAGGCTCATATTGCAGCCGTGAAAAATTTGCTTAGCAAAGAAGAGGTTAATTACTATAATTATAAAACCGGTTATCCGGAGAAACTCAATTTTGTATTATAAACTATAAACAGATAAAGCTATGATTCTACTAGTATTAATGTCGTTCATCCTCATTGCCGGCTACGTCTTTGCAATGATTAAAAAGATGGAGGAAATTCCTTACTCTATCAGTGACACCTACTATGCCCTGACGCATAAGTTTTGGTTCGGTTTGTGCATGATCGGCTCCGGTGCATTGCTTCTTCCGGCAGCATTTGAAGCAAGTACGGAAAACAGCCAGTTTCTTGTATTCCTTTCGGTTGTCGGGATGATTGTATTGGGTGTATCTCCCAATTTCAAAGGAAGCCAGAAAACCGCCCATTGTATCGGTGCTGCTATGTCTTTAATCTTCTCCCAGATATGGGTAGGTTGCAATTCTTGGTATTGGTTATTGTTATGGGCTGGATTCATTGCGTACATGGCTATCTCCATGAGTGAGCACTGGACCGGTAACTTCATCTCCGACTTCATAAAGAGAAAGCCGATGTTCTGGATTGAGGTAATTTCATTGTTGACCGTTTATCTAACCTGTTTAGTATGAAAAAGAATACAAAAGAAGATATACAAGTATGGACCGCAGTGGGAATGTTGTTTGCTGGAGTCGGATTATCCGTTGCAGGTTTTGTTGTAGAGCCGTTAGGTCAGATTCATGACAGTGTATTGTGGTTTTTTGCTCAATGTCTGATATATGCTGGCAGTATATTTGGGATTGGGATTTATGTTAATGGGAAGTTTAATAGTTTGGTTGATAGGCTTAACAACAATAAAGAAGTAAAGGGTGATGAATCACATAAATAAAATCAGCGCATTAGCCAGCAAGCTTCTATCCAAGATCGGAATAGACGGCATGGCACATATTATAGTATGCCAGAACTTAGTTATGTGGCTATCAAAATATACGCCACTGTGGTCAGCAATCATTATAACCGTCGTGATCTTCGTCCTGAAGGAAGTGTACGACAAGTATTTCAAGAAAACAGAGTTCTCAATTAAAGACATCATCTGTGATTGCGTAGGTCTGGCGTTGGGAATATTAACATTGATATTATAGGAGGAAATAAGCATGAGTTTACCAAGAGGTTTGAGAAATAATAATCCGGGCAATATCCGGATCACAAAAGATAAATGGCAGGGATTGAGAGAAAAGCAGGAGGACAAATCGTTCTTCCAGTTTACAGAAATGAAATGGGGCTACCGTGCCCTTATCCGAACCTTGCAAAACTACCGTAAAAGACATGGCTGTCAGACGGTGGCAGATTTTATCCACCGGTGGGCACCGGAGAACGAGAATAATACAGCCGGATATATCAGCCGTGTATGTAGCGAAATGCAAGTCCCGAACACATACGTTCCGGACATCAACGACAAAGCAACCATGTGCGCTTTTGCTGCTGCCATCTCACGTGTTGAGAATGGAGTTCCGGCTGTTATGGCTGACATAGAAGCCGGATGGGATTTATTATAAACTTTAATCAATAGGAGGAACAATCATGGCAACAATAAATTTGGAGTTTAAAAAGAACAGTAGCGTATGGTATGCGGAATTTCAGGTGAATTCTGATTTCAACATCCATTTGGAACGCGACAACTACGGTCGGGTGAGTATCCTTCAACGGACAACAAGTGAGGGGAATTTTGAACCCGTAGTTTTGCCCGGAAGTCTTGCGTACAATGCAGGGGTAACCATAGACTGTGATTTTTCCGCATTGGTCTACCCCAAGACAATCCGCATCGAAAGTTATAGCGAAGTATTAAGTGGAACAGTAACCGAATCCGGCAATGAAGCATTGAAGGTTAAGTCTATGTACCCGTATTGGATGGAGTTCATAGGCAAGTCACTAACAACCGGGATGAAAGTACAGTACAACGATGGACTGTACCGGGTTCGTCAGAACATTGCTACAGTCATGGAGAATCAACCTCCCAGCATTGACACCGCAGCTCTCTATGAGGAAATCAACGAAACGGCTTCCGGAACAATTGACGATCCTATTCCGTATAACAACAATATGGAATTATTTGAAGGGAAATACTATTCGCAGGATGGCGTTACCTATAAGTGTACCCGTTCGACCGGACAGGCGGTTTACAGTTCATTAAAGGATCTTGTAGGCATTTATGTTGAAGTAGCATGAAATCCCTTCCTTGGATACTAGTCTGCCTGTTGCTTGGCGTGATCGTGTGGATGCGTTGTAATCCGCACGATCCACAAACTGTGTATGTAAAAGGAGATACTGTACATATCCGGGATACAATAAGAGACACAATACCCAAACCTGTAAAAGAAACTCCGAAGCGTACCGATACGGTATATTTACCGATCCTGATAGACACCACCACCGATAGAACCGTAGAAGGCGATTCGGTTCCGGTACTTATACCAATAACAAGCAAGGAGTATAAAACGGATGATTACCGGGTCATAGTCAGTGGATATAATCCTAGTCTTGATTCTATGGAAATATACAGAGACAATAAAATTATTACTTTTCCATCTTTACAGAAGAAGAAACGCTGGGGATTAGGTTTACAGGCAGGATATAGTTATCCGGGTGGTTGGTACGTAGGAGCTGGAGTTAGTTGTAACTTATTTATGTGGTAAGATGTAGAAGCCACTTACTTATCAGATAAGTGATTGCCACCGATGCCGGGTGAAGTATCGGGGATTTTTGTGATAACTATTACACAAAAAAATAAAGAAAATTACGTGCAAAAAAGATTATATATGCTATATTTGTACCTAATTTAAAAACTTATAATTATGAGAAACAAAATACATTGTTTTCTGGATCTGAATTGTTTTTTCAAATACATAAGAAAATGAGTTGGTGGAATAACTTTTTTAGGGGAAAGCGTCAAAAGATGCCCAATAGGAGTTTAGAGGATATAAAGAATGGTTGTAGAGTATTATTTATCGATGATCAAAAATTTAAGTTGGTAGATAGACTAAGAGATAAAGATGGTTGGAAGAATACCGTGTGGATTAAAGATGTAGATAGCTTATCTCAAATGGAAGTGCTAGATGCACACATTATTTTTGTAGATATACAAGGCGTCGGTACAAAAATGGGCTATTCAGATGCTGGTTTAGGTCTAATTGTTAGTATTAAAAAACAATACCCCAATAAGAAAGTAGTAATGTATAGTGCTGAAAGTCAGGGAAAAATCGACTCGTTTCATAATGCAGCAAATCTTGTTGATTATAGAATAAGGAAAACTGCAGATCAATATGAATTTAGTAGTATTATTGAACATTTAGCAAAGGAGGCTTTTTGTTTGGAAAATTGTATAGTTCGAATAAAAAGGATTCTTTATAATGAATATAATATATCAATGAGTGAAAATGAGATAGAGCGGAAACTTAATAAAATCTATCCAAAAGATTTTACAGAAGATCGATTGGCTTCTGCTTTTAATATTCAAAACGCAGCTTCTATAGCAAGTATATTGCAATTATTTACCAGTATGTAAAACCGCTATGATTACATATTTTCATTTTATCTCTCAAAATAATATTATTTTATCTAATATACCTCGAACACTATATTCAGAAATAGATAAATGCAAAGTTGAGAATATATTTTGTACATGTCCAATTTTAAAAAAAACTAAGAGACATGGAAAAAAAAATACCGATAGTGGCTTTCTATATTTATGTATATATGATGAAAACGTTACAACTCAACAATATAAGCGTATTTTAGATATATTAATATTAGTCTATAATCAGCTTTGCAAAATAAGTGATTGTGATACGGAAGAAGCTCGCTCTAAAGTACTTAGACATAATATAAATAATTATAACGCTAAAATTCAAGATGAACTAGAGAGTATAATCCCACAAGAATCTATTGCCAAAAAAGATTGGAAAGCAACAGTTAATATCATAAAAAAAGATATACAAGATAATCCAGAAAATACAGCGTTTACTTTATTTCGGATTTTAAAGAATATAAAATTAATCAATGCTGAAATGAATGTATTTGATTTAATTAATTCTAATATCGAAGAGTTGGACTTACAGAAACATTCTATTCATAAAGTTGTTGGGATAACTTTACAACCTTTTTTTCTTGATTTTATTCAAAACAGCAATCATATAAATATTGGTAATTGTTATGAAGATGTCCTAATTGATTATTCAACATTTTCTGTCGTATTGGGTCACATATGGGATAATGCCTCCAAATATATGGGGATAGAATCAGAATTAAATATTCAGTTTCAATCGGATTCAACATCTGTCATTGTTGAAATATCAATGCAAAGTTTATATATAGAAGAAAATGAGGCTGAAGCTATTTTTATGAAAAATTATTCAGGTATATGGGCCAATAAAGCTAGTTTGAATGGGTATGGAATAGGTATGTATTATGCTAAAAAACTAACAGAAATGAATGGTGGAAGTATAGTGTTTCAACGGGGTGATCGTTCCTATATGATAGGTGGCATTCCGTATGCAAATAATAAAATTATAATAAGGCTTCAAAAATATATATCATGAGTAGAAAAGGCAGCTTATTAGGCTGCCTTTAATTTACCCCTTCATCATCATGATATCTGCTCTCATCTCTATATAGTCCTTGTATTTGTCCGGGTTGTTCACGTAGTCAATTACTCTGTTTATGGCTATTTCCGCCTGCTTCTGCTTTACCTTCGTATAAAAAACGCTCGCATCGGTCGGCAAACTGGATGTGGGCGTTTGGTGGTTAATAGGTTAATTATTAGTGAAATTGAGATTTATTATTTAGGTGTAATTATGGTCATTACTTTTAGTGCATCTGTTTCTCGGTTCAAGTCACGTTCTATTCCTACCGGATTGGCAACTCTTCCTTCAGGATCGTAAACAAAACAAATTAGAGTATCGCAATCAGGGTGTGCGGTGTATCTCTCTATGTCTATCATTAACTGTTCACCTACTTCTTTGGCTCCTAAATTATTCCGAGTCTTCTTCACCTCTATGACAATCTTCTCCTTTTTTAGAAGGAAATCCATACGAGAAGCAGCACCTGCATAAGTTGGCGTCCACTCTTCTGCGCGTACATCATCGAAGTGCAAACGAAGAAGTGCGTGTAGTAAGTCCTGCACATCATATTCATCCACTATCTCGATAGTTGAACGGTTTGCATGACGTTGTTTTAGCTGACGTGATATTTGATGAAAACGATTACAGATATTTTGCACTGTGGTAATTGTATCATTAGAGTCGATGTTAGTACCATCTTCCCTAATTTCTATTTCTGCGATCATGCCATCCATCATTGTAGCACATCTATCTAAATCTCTTAAATATGATTCCTTTATTTTGGTGTTGTGAGTCATTGATGGGCTAATTAATTGTACTTGGGGATAAAAAGCTAAAGCATCAAATCTTTTATAATAATTGGAATTAATTCCAAAAATAGCTTTTATCACGACTTGGGTCTGCTCTCTCCAAGACTGAAAAGGTTTAACTAAAGAGTTTTCGTATACTTTGAGTGAATCGATTTCATTCTGTTGCTTTATAATAAGTTCTTTTGCTCTTTTTTTTTCCATTCTTTTGCTATTTTTAAAGGTTTTCCGCCAGTTTCTTAATATCCTCCTTGCTATTCACAACATGAGTGCTGTCCCCGATCCGGATGGCTCCGACTACTTCGTCGGAAGACTTCTCGAATAGAGCTGTGACTTCCACTCCAAGAGCATCGGCTATCTTGGAAAGTGTTTCAATAGTGGGATTGCCTTTTGACAACGTATTAGCTAATGTAGAACGGGCTACCCCCATTTTGTCAGCTAAATCTTGCAGGGTAATACCTTGCGATTTACAATGTTCGGTTATTCTTAGGTTCATAAGCATGTATTTTTTTACAAAAGTACGTTTATTCTCATTTTATACTATTATAATAGTATTAAATAAGGTTAATATACTAATTAAATAGTTCTTTTTGTTCGCATGCGTACTATTTAAATAGTATATTTGCATCATCAAAGTACAACAAAATAGTATAAACGCTAAAAATATACGATTATGAAACGCTACAACTTATCTCAAATCATGAAAGATGCTCATAGATTATATAATAATGAGTATCAGAGAAAAGGTCGCTCTTGGGGCGAATGTCTGCAAGCTGCTTGGCGTTGGGCGAAAGATGCTGTAAAGGTACGTGCAGAGAAAGAAGCCAAGTTACAAGCTATGGTTGAAGCAAGCTGGGCTGCTCATAATGAAAGAAAGAACCAACCGGCACAACCGGATAGCTTAACTTGGTCTGACTGTTACAATTCAAATAGTAAAGGCTATATGGGCTCTCAATACTGCGGTGATTAAAGCAAAAGAATATAGAAATGAATAAAGAATAAACATTAAATAAAAAGAATTATGAAAGCAACAATAGCAATGACAAAAGAAGCTCAAAAGAGAGGTGAGTATAAAGAGACATCTTTGGATGCATATAAGAAGAACGCAGATTTTCTTATTATCTCATGTGGTTACAGAAGTGCAATCAGCTTTAACAAGCCCGTTGAACTGAAAGAAAGCCGTTCTATCAGCCGTGCAAACTGTGGTGGTCATGTCTATTATGTAACTGATAAGGCACTGGATAAACTGAAAAAAGAATATTCGTGGTCTTGTGATTTCTAATATAGTCCGAAAGTGGTAGTCTTAGACGTTGGCAATAGCGATTAAGTGAGTGCACGCACTGAAATCGAACCGTCAGCCGGATTTTAAAGTATAAACACATAAAATATAACGATTATGAAAAAAGAAAAATATGGCAACAATTGAAATTGAATGTTCAAATACACATTCAATACCAGTATTCAGCGACTTTTTAAATGAAGTACAAAAGCGGTTTTATATTGAGAAAGAAGCTAAGAGTGAATTATATTCTTTTATCATACAGATGGGGCTGTTAGACCAATTTAGAGAGTTTTCTCAGCATTATAAGGGCGTGAATCATCATGCTGCGTGTATTGATATGCTCACAGTATGATTTTTACACGATTATTCAGAAAGGCAGTCTTAGCACGACCTTTGAAGACTGCCTTTTATTTATTAACTTTAAAGCAAAAAAGCATGGATGAAATTTGGAAAGATATCAAGGGATATGAAGGCTTTTACCAAGTATCTAATTTAGGTAGGGTTCGTTCACTTGATTGTGTTATTATTAGGGTAAATGGGAGAACCATGACTAGAAAAGGGGCATTAATTTCACATAAAATTAATACTCAAGGTTATCCAACAGTCAGACTTCACATAAAGGGAAAATATCAAAATATTCCATTACATAGATTAATAGCAGAAGCCTTTATTCCAAATCCAGAGAATAAACCATGCGTAGATCATATAAATACTATAAGAATAGATTATAGTATAGACAATTTAAGATGGGTTACATATAAGGAAAATTCAAACAATCCAATTACTCATAAAAGGAATAAACAGAATTCCTCCTCTAAAGAAGCAATTGCGAAGAAACTCTCTACATTAGTTCGTAATAAAGCGAAAAATGCTCCTAGAAAAGTTTATCAGTTTAGTAAAGATGGTACTTTCATTGCTGAACATGAAAGTGCAAGCGAAGCTGGTAGAAAATTGAATATTTATTGTGGGCACATTTCATCAGCTTGTAATAGATATGCCCACCAAATAACCGCTGGCGGATTTCTATGGTCATATAACAAGAATGAGGTACCAGAATATAAGCCATGCAAGAAAAATATGAGACCAATAAATCAATATGACAAGGAAGGTAACCTTATAAAAAGATGGGATAGTGTTAAATCCATATTGAAGCAATTCAACATCTCAAGATATTATTTACTGCAATGTCTACAAAAGAAAGTCGAGGTTCACGATGGCTTTAGATGGGAGTATGACGAGAAACAGCCTACTTAAAGTATCTAGATTGGGAAACATGACTTCAAGTAGGCTGTTGTTTCTTACTGCTGTAGAAGAATAAGTCTTTCTCTGAATTCTATAACATCTTTGTATTTATCGGGGTTATTCACATAATCAATAACCCTTTCTACGGCTGCTTTAGCTTGTATAGCTCTAGTGCGTGTATAATATCGAATAACTCCCCTACTCTTATCCGAATGACCGAGACAATAATCTATCACTCCATCAGGTATGCCAAGTTCAGAGGCGAATTGTGCAAAAGTCTTACGGGCGGAATAAAAACACAATGTCTGTTTGATTCCCAAGTGCTCTTTTAGTTCCCTCATGCAAAGATTGATGTACTTTTGCAAGTTAGAATAGGTATAAGAATACCCCAAATCCAAAAATCCGCTTTTATTTATGTACTTACTGATAATTGCTTTCGCTTCACTGTGTATGGGTATCGTTATAACTGATTTCCCTGTCCTAGCATGAACAGTCTTGATTCTTTCAAAAGAAAGTATATTCACCGACAAATCGACTGATAATAAATCTTTCAGATTGATACCACACAAATAGAAAGAGAGTAAAAACATATCCCGACCTAAATTCAACCGTTTTCCTTCGACTTCCGCCCTTTGTATTTTCTGAAATTCTTCTATTGAAAGATCGCACTCTTTAGGTTCTGCTGTTGGTATTTTCGTGTACGCAAATGGGTGCACATCCGTTTTCAGAACACCTGATTTTATCAGCTCGTTTATCCGGGCTTTCAGATGGGTCAATCTCAATCCGATGTTCCCATTAGCATAACCTTTCTTTATCATCCACTTTTTAAAATGTTCTACCAACAAAGTATTAATTGCAGGAATAGGTACATCTCCTTCCGAATTAGCAAACACCCGTACAGTCTCCTCATTCATTTTGGCATAGCTTTCCCTACCCTCTTCCCTAATTTCATTTATGCGCTGTTTCCAGAAATCCAAAAACGAAATATGTGAAGGGCGTTCTTTAGACATTATAATCCGCTTTATCTGAATTGCAGAAAAATAGTCTATGCATTCAATAGAATTAAATTTCTCTTTGTATTGTGAAAACACAAATTCAAGCCTTTTATTCATGACATTCGCATCCTTCCGGTAAGCGACTTTACCGTTATCGAATTCTGCAATATCATCTAACAGAAACTCTGTTTTGATGTAGGCACGTTCTTTCTTTTGGGAGATGCAAACTAAGATGGGAAGCCTACCATCATGTTCCTTAATGGAACTTAAAATTGTTAATCTGATTGTTGCCATAGTCGAATAATCAAAACACAATTCTACTATACAATTTTGTGCAAATATATACGCAGATTTATGTTTTTTTTATTCGGAATTGAATTTTTAGAAAAGAGAAACGCTGATTAAAAAACTAATAATCAGCGTTTTATTTGAGAGCCGCTAGCCAGACTTGAACTGGCGACCTACGCGTTACGAA